GCTATGTCAAAGGAACCGTTTGTACCCATACCCTGTCCTTGACCGTAGACCACGGTCGCGTCCAAGGAAGGCACATACCACGGGCAGTGCACAACTAATTGTGACCATGCCTCCATTAGTCTTGGAGTAAAGAGGTGCTTCACCACGACTTTTTGAAGGTCGCGGTGGAACCTATCTGTCCATGCGGAGATGTCGTAAAATCGTAAAGACTGGATATCCAGTTCATGATCCTTGACAATCTCTCTAGCTATACACCTTTTTTGAAAGGAGACCATGGCGGCAACGCCGCCATCTTGGTCCTTGCGGAAGTCGGTCTTACCGAATAATCTTTCCGTGGCCACTTGAACCTTCCGTCTGAACGGAAGCAGAACAAGCTGAGTCCAAAAATCAGGAATAGCTACGATTCTAGTTTTGCAACCAGAATCAGGAATATTGACTAATGTCCGTAACTTGGTATTCTTCTCTATTGAATCCAATTCTTCTCCTCTTTTGGAGGATTCATGACTGACTAGTGCTAACAAGTAATCGTAGATGTAAGAAACTCCTAATTCCTCGGCTAACCGATGAAAGGGACCGTTTAACTTACTTCTCAACAAACATATTGCTTCATCAATGGAGCTTTCAATTTTAGGCTTTCTATTAGGACCGTTTTTACCTAGGTGAAAACTCTCCAAGAATAGATTCGCACTAGAACTGTCATCCCACTGTAGGGTTTTTAATTTTTCTGAAACGTACGTTTCGAAATCTTGCAGTAATACTTTATCGATGACTTTAGACTTCTCAGTAACAGATCCGAGATTCGGATCGCTGAGACCGTCTATCATCCTAATTAAGTTTAGGAGGGTTATAACTACTTGATACTTAGGTGGAAGCTTCGCTTCCTCAGAAGTCTTAAGTAGATCAATAATTATCTTTTGGAAATTAATTCCAAGAGCCGAAGGGACTTTATGAACTTTAGAAGTGGCTAACCACTCAGGGTTTTTAGGGTTCTTTCCTTCGATTAGATCAATCGTATACGTCTTTATGACGTTGTAACGTGAGGGACCATCGGTAAAACCGTGGTTTCTGATCAATAAAGTAATCAAATCTCGAACATCATCGACACAGTCAGAGTAAAACTCTTGTGTGTAATCAGGAAGGATAGAATATAGGATTGCTCCCATATGTCTAACCTTGGGCGTAAAGCTCCACGTCTGATGCTTCTTTAGTGGCTTCGTAATATTACGTTTAAGCCCTTTTGAAGTTGGTTTTCTTGATTTGAGGGAATCCTTTGTTTTACTCCTCCCTTCCGAAATATCTTTTTTGGTAGAACTGGTGACTTTGTCCATCGGACAATTCTCCTGTTTTAGGGTTGTTAGTGCGGATCAGTAGCAGTGCTACAGATCCTACAGTAGATTCCTGCAGCTTAGGGAAGCCCCGTGGCAGCATTCGTCTTTATGTCAACAGCCTGG